GGGTATCCAGTTACTATGGTACATCCGCACCATAAGGCGGCGAGTATCCGCGATAAGGGTGACTTTCGACCGGCTGATCCCGAGAAGTTCCCCGCTGTCTCCGTTAATGGTACTCAACAAGAAGCGCAGTGTCGCGCGCAAGGATATCTTCGGTACGGCGAGCCAATTCCTGTGAGGGACTTTCATGAATATCCTAAGATATTGAGGCATCCCGAGTATAAGGAAGCTATTCCGGCCCGGACCGATGCCAAGATCGAAAATGATAGAATTGTAGGGACATTTACTATCCCTAGTGTTCCTGCATATATGCCCGATGTAACAGTCACCTCTCTTGAGGAAGAGGAATTATATAGAGCTAAGGACTATAAGCCCGCTGGTGAGTATAATCAGGCGGCGCTGTCGTCAGTTCTTGACGGTACTGTGTACGAAGAGGAGTACGTTGCTAAACAGTATCCTATGTGGGTAGACGATACTGATGCCGAGCCGTTAGCTGACGGAACGTTTCCCAAGAAGCTTATCAAGCAAGATCCCAACGAGCCGCCGGAGTTAGTTCCTACACCAGAGTATCCTCGATATGAGAACGGTATTGTTGTTCCTGACCCGCGCTTCCCTGTAGAGCCTGATCCTCACTTATATCCTATGTGGGTCCACAAGAACGGCATTCCTAGTGAAGAATCCGAATTGGCTGACGGTCCTAAGAAGGAGTTTGAGATCCGGCGCAAGTGGGACCCCAACTACGGAAAAGAAACAAAGACGACGACGAAGCCGAAGGAACCTGCCTTTGAGGATAAGGATCAATTTGAGAATATCGAAGCGGTTGCTTCTTCTTCTAAGAAACCTCGTGTAACGTCAGCTCCCTTGTGACGACACCTCTCGACATAATTACGGACTCTCTTGAGAAACTTGGAGTATATGCTCCAGGCGAGGCTATCTCAGGTGCCGATTCCTTCCGAGGTCTTTCCTTACTTAGCGATCTTGTTGATCAGTGGAACGACGATAGTATACAACTATTTCAATTATTGCCGATAACTGTAGATCTTCAGGTAGATACACAGACCTATACTGTCGGCCAAGGAGGTACTGTTGCGGCGCCGAGACCGGGGCGAATAGTCAACGGCCCTGGAGAGGGCTCAATTACAATCGACACTACGACTACGCTATTGGATTGTGTTAGCGCCATCGAGTGGAATGCAATATACAATACAGTTACACTAGGTCCGACTATTTCTGGAACCCCGACTGTTGCCTTCTACGATCCTCAATATTCGCTGGGTCTCTTGTCCTTCTCTCCAGTTCCTGATACTATCGGTACAGCTGTTGTCAGTGGCTATTATGGTCTAGCTGGGTTTCCCAAGAGTCTTGCTCTCCCAGATGTTATTTTGGCACCTGGGCAGAAACTTGGTTTGGTATCTAATCTTGCGATTCTGACGCACTCTTACTTTGCTATTGGTACTATGACACCGGAACTCCTAGCGCAAGCACAACAGAGTAAGACGGTTTTGACTTACACTAATCGTCTATCGCGTGCGATGTCGATGCGTAATGTGGCGCCACCAGCGCCGACACCCTTCGCGCCAAGGACATAGTCTGTTGTGGCTCTTGATAGCGACCTGCGTGCACAGTTAGCTATGGCACTACACGATATCAATCAAAGGATAGCGGGGCTTCATTTCTTTGTTGGATCGGTACTCCCTGCACAGGTCCAAGCTACGTTAGATGCAGCGCTGGTAGAATATCTGACGAGGCAGACACTTATACAACAAACTATATCTGCTATCGATAGCGTAAATGCGGCTCTAGATACACTAATTGCCGGTGGGTATCCAGCATTACCTTCGGTGCCGACTACGCAGACTGTATTGAAAGCTTTGCAAGAGATCGTAAATGCGGCGCAGACGGCAGTAGAGGTTTTTGGCTTCTATCCGCCAGCTATAGAGATCGGTATTGATCTGGCAGGTGAAACTAGTATTCGTCAACCAACCCCCAGGAAATCTGGACCTTAGAGGAGAGAGACATGGCTTTAGTTCAGCTTCCTAATGGGCATTTTGCCCTCAATAACAATCAGGTCTATTGGTTCCCCCTTACCGATAGAGATGCAAATGGCAACGTTGTCCCGGCGCCAACTGGTGATACAGTAAGCGCTGCGTCGGGGGGTGCTCACACAACGAGCCTTAACTTCGCTGTTGGTGTGATGCCGACCGGATCGCCAACAGCCGGAGCCGCTGCGGTGAGTGCTACGCCAATGGTAGTTGAGAGCGACGCTGGTAATAGTGGTGGTGGAATTTCTCTAGTTCTCACTGATACCGCTGGCCTAACAGAAGATTCGGCAACTAAGGGAATTTTGTTCGACATTGTCGTTCCACCTCCCGGGCCTGCGGCCACGGAGGGTATCGATGTCACTGGAGAGTTTGCGGTATCCCAAACGACGCCGACTAGTCCAGGACCATAGGATAGGGGCTTATCTTGGCCACGGCTCGGCAGATAATTCAAGATAGTTTCGAGGCTCTCCAGGTCTACTCGCCTGGAGAGCAACTTCTTGATGCCGATATGGCGCGCGGGTTCGAAGTCCTTAACGACATGCTTGAGTCGTGGAGCAACGAGTCCTTAACAACCTATGCGACTCTGGAACAAAGTCTAACCTTTACTCCCGGCAAGTATCAGTATACCATTGGTACTGGGGCTGATCTCGATACTATACGGCCGCTACGGCTCCGTCATGGCTTTGGGAACGGATATATACTCGATACGACGGGAAATCGGTATCCGTTGGAGATCATTACTCAGGATCGTTGGAATCTAATTGGCAACATCGCTAATGTGAATTCTAATATCCCACTTTATCTCTGGTATAATCCACAATTCCCGTGGGGCATTCTTAACTTTTATCCAATACCTAACAATAGTTATCAGGCCTTTTGGGATAGTTATCTTCAATTCGACTCGTTCCCGACCCCCGATGTTGATGCCAGCCTACCTCCTGGATATTCGATTGCGATAAAACGTAATCTCTCTATCGCACTTAAGCCATATTATCCATTGGCTATTGTTACAGCGGAACTTAAGGAAGCGGCGGCGATAACGAAAGGGAATATCAAACGCACGAACTATCGCGAGACGATAGCAAAGTACGACAATGAGCTTGTAAGTCGCTCGCGGGCCACATATAATATCTATAGAGATGGTACTAGTGCCTAAAGGGCCTTGTCCTCGATGCCAAGGAGCCCTGATCGTTCCTAGGACGAAAGAGGAAGATGGCAGCGAAGCTGATGTCGATCTTCATCCTATACTATCAGCGCAACCGAAAATGTGCCCTCGCTGCGGCGGCGCCGGTCGCGTCGACCTAACTAAAGAAGAATTCGAGTCCTTGCAGAAGAACTAAGGAGCTTAACGTGACAACAATAGCCTATAGGGATGGTCTCTTGGCGGCGGATACAGCGACATTTATTCATGAAGGCAACACTAGAATGCCGGACCGGAGTAAGAAAATACGTCGTCTTAGTGATGGATCGCTAATCGCCGGTAGTGGAATTGCTCGTCAAGTAGGAGATTTTGCTGCGTGGTACGAGACGCGGGAAGGCTCTAAGCCAGATATCGAACATGCTACAATTATTCGCATATCGAAACAAGGAACCATAACAATCTATGATGGCAAGGCCGACGAGCGCGATGTGACAGACTGCCCTTTCTATGCCTGTGGTTCTGGTGCTATGGCGGCGCTTGCTGCGATGTATATGGGCGCGCGCGCGGACCAAGCCGTCGAGATTGCTATGAAGATTGACCCGTGGACGGGCGGAGAAGTGGAGATGGAGAAGATTTGAGATGCCGACAACGAAACCGCGTACGAAGAAAGCAAAGCAAGAGGCCGTGCGTGAGGTAATGCACGAGTTTAAGCATGGATCATTACATAGCGGTTCTACGAAAGGGCCAAAAGTTAAGAGCCGTAAGCAAGCGGTCGCTATCGCGATGAGTGAGAGCGGACAAAAGAAGAAATAATCTATCGTGGCTGGTATCGTACATCTACTGCCTAATGGGCAGCAACAATTCTGTGACAACGCCGGTAAGCCACTTGCCAACGGCTTCGTATTTCATTACGTACCAGGTACTACTACACCGTCTACTACGTGGGTAGATCAAGGACTTACGACACCGAACGTAGATCCTATCGAGTTGGATATTGGGGGTCGGGCGACAATTTGGGGCAATACAACGTATCGGCAGATAGTTACCGACTCTTTCGGCACTCTAATTTGGGACCAACTAACTGGCGAC